GTGATACATGTTTGTATTCTGTGGAGTTCCTACCCACTCCCCATGAAGGCGTATAGGGGGTCTGTACAGGGGCTAACACGCTAGTCATAGGGGCTTGTTACCTCTACGGCTATTACAGGACCTATGGGCGGCAGCTAATGGGCTTTCTTTATCTCCGGCAATGAGGTGGTCTGCTGTAAAAGGATCATTTGGTCTTGCTGGTTCACCGCATAGGTGACAATACACCGCCGCCTCCCTTACCCCCCTAGCCCTCCTCCGGTAATTATTATCGTAAAGGTTTGGTCGTTTTGCTTTCATCTCTTTAAGTCTTATGTTCTCTACCGCCTGCCACTCAGCTTGATGTGTCTCGCATCTGCTTAAACCTTTTGTTAGTTCGCCACAGATAAGGCAGGGCTTGGGGAACCTACCCATCCTTACCCCATCCGATACCCATGAAGGTTACTGCTGGTGGGTCGTACACTCTCACTAAGTCTTTGACACAGTTAGCACAGAGTGGTGTTCTATCCGGCTCGTCTATCTTTCTTATGACAGACATCTTGAGGTCACAGGTCTTGCACTTGTAATCGTATGTAGGCATTAGTTTCTTTCTAGTATTTCCTTGATGCCTAGCAAGCTAAGGGCTAACTCTGCTTGCTGAGGCACTACTCCGTTGCCACAGGCTTTCAGCTCATCGTTACGCTTTAGTCCGATGTCTGTTATCCAGCCGTCAGGTAGTCCCATCATCCACTCTGTAAACTTGGATGAGAGCCTATGGTTTCCTTCTTTGCCGTCTGGCTTGGTTGGCTCTGGTGCAGGTCTGCCAATTATTGCTTCCCATCGTCTTATGGCTGGCTCGAACTTACCCCAGTTGGTGTGATGAACCATAGTACCTAAGCCAGGGTCTTTGCGATTCCAAGCACCTCGCGAATTGTTTACTTTGTAATCCGTTGTAAGTGGGGTGGGTAACATCTTGACTTGATCCTCAATCCGAGCTTTAGGTGCGCCTAGCTCTACTTGCTTGCTTGATGAGTTGGCAGCATTAGCTCTTGGTGTGCCAAGTAATACCTCACCGCTATTGAATACTGCTCTGGCTACTGTGTCTGTCTGCACCTTGCCATCTCTCTCGTGTGGCTCTGAGCCATCCTTGTAATCCCTTGTAGTTGGTGTTGGGAATAGGTCAGGCTTATGGAATACCTGAGCCAGCGTGACTGAGTGCATTGAGCCTGGCTTTTGCTGTGTGCTTGAAAGGTTAGCTGTGTACTGATCACTAACTGTTGGGGTAGGCAATGATAAAGACTCTGAATCTTTGGTGGGCTGCTCCGGCATCACTAGCTCGTACACCTGACCATCGAGCATCGTACCCGATGTCTGCCAAGTCCCCAAGAACGGCTCCGATAGCTCTAAGAGCTGGCTTTCCGTTGAGTGTTCCCAATACTTCATCTGTGTATTCCATACCATTGTTGGCTTTTGCACTTAGTAAACCCCTAACATTTTCGATGACAACTAGCTTTGGTTTTATTTCTTGTATTGCTCGGTAGAACTCTGACCATAAGCCTGAGCGAGTCCCATCCTGTAATCCTGCTCGCTTACCTGCCAGAGATAAATCCTGACAAGGGAAGCCGCCTGTGAGTATGTCAACAGGTTCAACTTGGGTGAAGTCAACCTTGCTAACATCTCGGTAGTTTGGAACGCCTGGAAAGTGTGCCTCAAGTATCTGGCTTGGTGCATCTTCCCACTCACAATGCCAAGCAACCTCAGCACCTGTCAGCTTTGTTACAGCTAAGTCAAGACCGCCGTAACCGCTGAATAAGCTGCCGATTTTCATTTTCCCTTTCTTCTTTCTTTCATCTATGCGAGCCAAGGCATCTAGGAATCCCTGCGTGTGTAGGTCTAGGGTCACAGCTTGTAAACAGTACCGGTGAAGTCAACGCCCTTGTCAAGCACAAAGGTAACTAAGCCTGGCACTGAGTCCTCGCCTGAGCGCAATCTCCACCAGCCTGAGCCGTTGTCCATGGTGCTTGCCTGAATCCAAAAGCGCGATGACCCTCTTGATGTTGAGCCAAGCTCTAGCACTCTGAGGTGATGAAAGTGTCCAGATACTCCGATGGTTGCATCCCCAACAGGCTGCTTACCAAAGGCTTGCTGTCTCCACCAGGTAGGCACTTGGTCTGGTCTTGGGCTTTGGTGTCCATGCCAGATACCGAGTATGTGGAACTGGTCGTCAAAGATGTCTATGGCTAAAGACTCGTCATGCTTTTGAGGTTCATAGAACTTGATAGGCATCTCTGTTTCTTTTGCCAGCCTTGCAAGTGTGCGCCCGATGTGAATACCCCAGTCATCGGTTGGTGTTCCTTGCTGCTTACCCCTAACACGCCATTGGCAATGGTTCGAGCCAACTGAGGCATAGGTAATGTCATCGCTGTATCCGGCTAATAGCTTCAGGTGATCCCAAGCTAGGGTTGTTGCGATGTCTACCTGTTGCATTGGACTAAGGTCGTTGCTCTGAAGTTGATTGCCACCTGCGTTGTCGAAGCCCTCTACTGTGTCGCCTAAGTCAACAAAGATAACCTTGGCTGGCTTTTCTTTTTTGAGCAGGGCAGTTAGCTTTTCTTTTGTTTCCTCGACTCTGGCAATCATGGCTTCGATGCCGCCTCGGTGGTCAACCTTGCCAACCTGTAAGTCAGACCAAAGAATAACTAAAGCCTTTTCAGAATCTGTTCTGAGTTCTTTCTTAGGCTTGTGGGCTTTCTTGGCTTGTGAGTAAAGCAATGGCAGGTCAAGGTTTGCAACCCTTCGCCTGAAGGTAAACCGATAGCTCGATAGCCACTCGCCGTCATAGCGTTGCCAGCGTGATGTGCGTGGTGTTCCTGTGACCTCGAACTCATCTGGGTCGAAGCCCTGCTGTGTTAGGAAGTCATCAAAGCTAGGTACGCCTGATGTTGCTGGTAGCTGTGCCCAGCCTTCGTTGCCGTCAAACTCAAAGGCAGGTCGATACTCTTTAGGCGTTTCTACTCTTGGTGCCGGTTCTAAGTTATCTAGCACAACTGCACTCTTTCCTTCGATGTAACATAACTGGCTTATCGCTGATTGCGATGCCCCTTGCCGTTAGTTCCCTTGCTAATGCAGTTGATGTCCATGCCTGGTTAGCTATGGCATCTACAAGAATTGCTTGATCCTTCGTGTCCAGAGTTTCCAAGATTGTTCTTACTTTGCAGGATGATTTCCTCACCTTTGGTGTCAGTCCTTCTAGCATCGTTGCCCCTTTCAGTTTCTCTTATCAAGTTTAGAGCCAAGTCTCCGATTTCCGGCTCAAGGTAGTGCCACTCAACTTGCATAATTCTTTCCATCAATCCGGCAAGGTTGCGCCTGATTGCTTCTAGTTCGCTTGACCACTCTCGCTCGTCGTCCTTAAGCAGCAAGATAGCGTCAAAGATTTCGCGCTCGTCTAAGTTTGTAAAGTGAGTCATCTTGACACCTTGTATAGGAATGTCCAAAAGGCTCGCCTAATCCTAAGTGTCTTGTAAGCCCAGTGAACTCGCATAATGCGCCAGTTGATTGGTTGCCTCTCAGCTCTATGCTTTGCCAATGTTCCTCACCGCCTCAATAATCTCAACGACTCTTTCAAGAGTGTCAACATCTGCGTTCATTCTTAGGACTGCATCCTGATTGATTGAGTAGATTGTCTGCTCAGTAAGGTAATCAGCCATTTCTTTTGCGCCTTGTTCATACCCCTTAGCAAAGCCTCTGCCGTATGCCCAGCTCAATCTGCTAGCCTTGCGCTCATACTTATCGGTTAGCCATCGCATCATTCTTCTAGCTCCCCAAGTATTGCCTTTGCTCTGAACTCAATGTCCTTTGCTGTCTTTACTAGCTCATCAAGTTCTCGACTAAGCATGGTTAGCCTTGCTTCGAACTCGTCTAGTTTTATGTCTAGTTCTTTAGGCCCCATTTGATTGCCTCATTTCTGCAAGGTTCGCTTCCATGTCCATTTTGTATTGCCCGTTGATTTCATCAGCAATGTCTTGAACTGTTATCTCAACACCCTGTTCAGCATGGATTCGGATAAAGTCCAAGATGTTTTCACGCTGGTATCTAAGTCCGGCTCTAAAGCCCTCGGTGTAAATAGTCTGCATGGCTACCTCGATGAGATGTTGTATTGAGGGTCAACATAGATTTCAATGCTGTCCACGATGTCAATGATTTTAGCGATTGCTTTTGTTGGGACTGGGTACGCTGCCTTGATTAGACTTAGCACCTCGTTCTTCATAAGCATCCTGCCGGTGTGAATCCCATCTGACTTTGCAACAGCAAAGTTGTACTGGTGAGGGTGGAAGTCCTTGACTGCAAACTCAAGTGGCTCTGGATTGTAGTTAGGCATTTGCTCTCATTTCTTTGTAGGTTTGCTTGATGTGTTCGATTAGCTCAATGCGAGCTTTGGCTTCGTTGCGTGTTTGTGCCGTCATACCTGGCACTCCGTCTTGAAGTGTGAACTGTGCCTCAGTCCATTTTTGAGCCTCTGCAATAATGCGCTCAGCTAGTTCTTTCTCGTTCATTTGCGAGAGTCCTTTGTTAGTGCGTTGATTGTAATTAGAAAGACAATGAGTATTCCCATTGTGCCCAAGGCATAACCAAAGCCAAGGTGTATTTCTTGGATTTTCCAGCTAAGAAACAAGACAGCACCTAATGATAAAAAGTAAAACAGCATCTTCATTTGTTGCTCCTATCTAGCCCCCCTTGGGCTATAACTAAAGCATACACAGATTTAGACCTTTTTCGGGGAATTTTTGAGTTTTTTGCCTGTTTTCGGCGTGTCGCGCTAAAGGGCTAGTTTAGGGTTTTGACAAGGATTGTGGCCCCTGGCTGGATTCCCTCGGCGTAAAGCTTACGGGCTGAGATTCGGACAATGCGGCTGTCATCTGCCACCACGCCTGAATCGGTCAGGCTGTCACCTACTGCCCTAATGAGCTTGTCTAGGTCTGGGCTTACGCTTGGGAGCTGGCGATTTACTGTCTTGGGCTTAGGTAGGTAGAAGGCCACTATCAGCTCACAGGGTTCATCTATGGGTTGCCAGTCATCTGGCAGGGTTTCGATTGCTTCTTGGACTATGGCCTTACGCCATGCCTTGTGCTTAGAGCCGTTGACTTGGACAATCCTGCCATGCATTATGGCGTGTGATCCTTGGCTGGCTGGGTCGCCTGTGACGCTAAGGCTTACCTCTGCCATACAGCTCCCATGCTCCCATTATGGCAGCCCAGGTGTAAAGCAAACCGAAGGTTACTCCCAGCCAATCTAATCCGCTTGTTGAGTGCGTAGATAGGTTTATTAGTATGCCGGCGGTAGCGGCTGGGAATAACCAACGGAGATTTTTCAAAAGGGACTTGGCTCGTGTGTCGGCTCGAAGATACCCTTGATAATTGCCACAGGTTCGGCAGGAACTACTTGAGGGTTGTTTATGCTGACCTTGATGGACTGCTTTGCTTCGCCTTCTTTGTTGGTCCAGTTGTCAATCTCTGAGCTGTATAAGCCCTCGACTTGAACTGTGTCGCCAGCCTCAAGCGTGGTTGGCTGCTTTAGCCAAACTGTATAACGCTTGTTGATGGTGTCGCCTGTTTTGGTTTCATAGGACTCGGTTACCTCGATGCCTTTGCCTTCATAAAAGACTCTGGTGATTGCGCCCTTTACCTTGATTATTGCCATCTCTTTATTTCCTTTCGATTTGTTGTTTTACTCTAGTGGCTACCTAAGACATGATTGGGATTAGTGCAGTCAAGGTGTCCACAAGATCGTTCACCAGGTAGGAATACCTGACCATTAAAGACTGGGATAGTAAGCGTAGCCTTATCAAAGTCACCCTGCCAAGGTATGCACTTCTCTGATCCATACTTAATCACCAATGCTCGATGCATCCGACAGGATTGGCACTTGAGGTCTTTGCGCTTGCGCTTATGGGTGTTGACCTTCCAGGTCGCTCCACATCGGCAGCATAAGGCCACATTGTCATCCACCCCATAAGCTTAGCCAATCACTCTGGAAAGGTGACCCTCGAACTTGAGTGCGACTTCTCCAAGTCCACCATGTCGGTTCTTGGCTACCTTCATTATCATCTGGCTCTTTTGCCACTCAAACTGGTCATCCTCAGTTTGAACACGATGCAACAAGATAACCGAATCAGCATCCTGCTCGATGCCACCTGAATCTCTTAGGTCAGCCATGTCAGGCTGTGAGTCTTTGCGCTGCTCTGGTCCTCGGTTTAGCTGGGCTAGTGCGATTACCGGCACATTCAAATCTCTGGCTAGGTTCTTGAGTCCTATTGAGATGTCAGTAATCATCTCGTAACGCTTGCGGCCTTTCTCGGTGTCTTGAATTAGTCCTAGGTAGTCCACGACAATCGCTTCGAGTCTGTTGTTGCCCTTTACGCTATTCGCGAGCGCCCGAATCTGTAAGAGGTTCTGACCTGACTTGTCATGGATAGCTAGTTGGTGAGATTGAATGTCTTGCCTGACCTTGGCAATCCTGTCCCATTCCCACTCTTGCAAGTTACCCTTCTCAATGTTGCCAATGTAAACCTCAGCCTCCATGCTGATTATGCGGTTGTAGAGTTCGCTCTTACCCATCTCAAGGCTGTGAAAAGATACAGGCCCTTGCTTAGAAAGCTCCCAAGCAATCTGTAAGCCAACAATAGTTTTACCCACGCCTGGTCGCGCTCCGATGATGTAAAGCGCACCTGGTCGGAATCCTGTGATGATGTCGTTGAGTAAAGGCCAAGGGCTTGCTGGGTAATGCTTTGGCTTGTCAATCTCATCAAGGTAAGGCAGTAGCTCATCAGCAACATAGCTTGGCTTGACTGCCGAGTTGCGATCAATAAGGTCATCAATCTCTTTCTTGGCTGTGTCAAAGACTGTTGCCAAATCCTCATGCTGAGCCTTGCTGTGAATCATTGTGCCGGCGACAGCTAACCTCCGCCTGGTTGCTTCCTCGATTACCTTGCTGGCATAGAACTTGACCGAGGCTGCTGTTGGTGTTGCCGTAACGATGTCATGGAGATAGCTGGCTAACTTTGGCAGAGCTGCACCGACTGTCATCACATCAATCGGTTGGCGACCTGCCTTCATCTCTAGCAGGGTTTTGTAGATGCGCTCATTCTGGAGATCGTCAAAGTCTGCTGGGCTGAGAGTTAGTTCCTCTAGTGCCTTGCCATTAGTCAGCAGGATTGACCCGATTACTGATTGCTCAAATTGTGTCACTTGACCCTCCCGATGAATAGCTTAGGCAATGGTTTGGCCTCAGCGACTTCAACACTCTCATAGAGTCCCTTGTTTAGCCATGAGGCTGGGTAGGGAATGTATTTATCCTCTGGCAATTTTCCCTCAGCGTAGGCTTTGGTCAGCTTCAACAACTCATCAGCGGTTTTCTTTTTAGTAGCAACTTTCCAAGCTTTTAGAGCATCAGCTTTGGCTACCTTTTTTGGGTAAAGTTTCCAGAAATTATCAAAGTCAATATCAGCCTGTTTCATTGATGGTTCTTTGATGGTTAATATTATGTTTTGCGTGCCAACAGGTGTCACCCCTGATTTACCTGAGCTGTCACCCCTGCTTACCCAGTCTGTCACCCCTGATGCCGAATCTGTCACCCCTGACCCGATTGTCAGCCAGTAGAGATTTGTCTTGTATTGAGTTCGAGTTGGTGCGTTTTGCACCTCGACCTTTAGCTCACCAAGCTCAATCAGTTCTTGAATGTCACGCTTGACCGAACGCTCTGATGCATTGGCATACCTGGCTAATGTGCTTATGGAAGGCCAAGCACCCTGATCTCCAAGGTGATTAGCAATTCCAAGTAAGACAAGCTTTGCCCTACCAGTTGCTTTGGATTGGTTTAGAACTAGCGATACGGCTTCAATGCTCATGCGACACTTGCTCTGTCGAGCATGACCATCAATACAGTTGCGCTGACTACTTTAGAGTCAAAGGCTTCCTTGACTAGCATTGCCCATTGTCCGGCATCAAGGCCCATAGCCTTGTAGTCCATCTCAGCCATGAAAATATTGTCGCCATAGTGCGGCAGAATCTCAGCGAGAGTTAAATTGTCCCAGTTAAACACTAAATGTGCCTCCTAAATTAGGTTGGCACACTACACTTAGTAATGATGCCAACAGCTCGATTGTTGGTTATCAACGCCCTCTAGGAGTTCACCTTCTAGGGGGCATCTTTTTTATTCAGTTATAGCTTTACAGTAGCACTCTAAAAGTATTCTGGCTCATTTTCGAGCAAGTCTTTTGTAAAGTCGTCATTTAATAGCCACCAGCCACCATGCCCAAAGATAGGCACTTCAGTAGGCGTTTCATGGTTTCTTAGCTTCCAGCCCAGCTTGCGACCTAGCTCGGCGAAATCAGCATTACTCTCAAGTAATAAGTTAGCCTGAGCGCAAAGCGCGATGATGTTGCTCGGTTGACTAGCCAGGTGATTCTTACTGCCCATACCGCGATTGAGCCGGTGATGTGGAATCAGGTCATCGCCTTGAGTGCCACAGTGCCAACATCCCAAGTCGCGCTCTAGGTATTTCTGGAACTGTTTTTTAGTCATCAAATGGATCGTAAATCTTGGCTGGCATCTCACCAGGTTGAAATCCTAAAGCTATTGTGTTGTCAGAAACGCCACCATTGACTGCTTCAACAATGTCGGTGTTGTCAGTGTTGTCGGTTATGCAGGTGTGTTTACGCCGCCACTCTCGGACAAGCTTGATTGCCTGAGCATCATCAGTCCTAATTTTGGCCCCACAAGAGCAGGATTCGGCTATCACCCGATAAGGCTACCAGCTAGGCATGCCGCCACTGGAGTTCGACATTCTTGCTCATTACAGCCATCATGGTTGCTTGGTCTGACAGGGTTTTCATCTTGGTCTTGATCCTGTTGTATTCAGCCCTTGCTAGGTCAGCCTTGAGCTTCTCGTCTACTGCTTGCAACTTAGCCACAGCTTGCCGGTCTGCCACAGTCCCAGAGTTGTTGATGAAGGACAGCGAGATTGCCCTGTCATAAGCTGACTCAGCATCTGCCAGCTTGCACTCGGCATCGTAGAGAGCGTTAGCTCCCTTGTCCATCTCTTTCGTCAGCCTTTGTAATTCCTCGACTATGTGGCCTGGTGTAATAATCTCCATTTCTTAGCCTCTCTGCTTTCTCTCTTTGTAACTTCCAGATGATACTTATTAGATCGAAGTCGCCTATCTCAAATTGCTCTTGTAGGCACTCTTGGGTTTCAAGAATTGAGGCTAGAAGAATCCTCTTTGCCTGTAAGTCCATTAGCGATTGCCTTTATTTTGTCGAGTGTGTCATCGGTTGCGCCACCTGTTTTAGCTTGGCTGTATAACAATCGTAAACCCTCGATGTCATTCCCTAATGCGTCAGTCATAGCAAGCCAATCCTTAGTGGTTGCCGAACTCTTGACTTGTCTGTTGCGAACTTCCTCAGATGAGGCAATCCCCTTCTTAGTATCAACAGCTAGAGCTGCAACCATAGCGCGACCCCATGCTGCGGTTTCTGCGTTCTGGACTTCGCTATCTCTTGTAAAGTTTGTCGGTCCTGGGATTGGCTCCCAAGCTGTTCCGATACCTGGTCGCGCATCATCCGGTGAGCGATAAGCGGCAGCGGTGTAGATTATCCAATCCTTGCCGTTTACATTTACAAACTCATAGCTAACTTGCTGAAGTGAGCCTTGTGGGAACTTCTCCCTAAACTCGACTATGCGTGTTGCTACATCAATGTAGTCCAATGGACCTTTGTAGTTGTTTGACATTTCTATTTCCCTTTCTCGTGGTGTAGGTAGGGTGCGCCACCAGCTCTTGATCTAAGGCTGAGCAGATGCTCACCAAAGACTAGACCTCGCTTAGCCCCATCCATTGCTTGTATAACCCTAGCCTTTAGCTCTGTTGTTTTGACAGTAGCCTTTTCTAATTCGTCAACCGAGTTGAGGTAGTGCATCCCTAGATCGTCAAGGTCAACCTCGGTGTCAACGATGCCAGGTGATAAGGCTCTGATGGTTTCTAGCGTTGAGTTGCTTCCATCCCAGTAAGGCATTTTCATGTCTAGGCAAGCCTGTCTAAATCTGACAGCAGCATCCCAAAGTGTCTGCGCTTCAAACTCATCCCACTCAATGTCAAACTCCATGTAGCTAGAACCTGCGAGCGCAACTAACTTAGCTTGCTTGATTCCAAAGACTCTCATGTACCAAAGCACTTGAGCGCGGTAGGCCTGTGGAACACCTGACCAGTAATCGCGTGAGAACTTGACTTCAACGATTCCCCAGTTGCCGTCAGCGTCTTTGTAAAGTCCATCAGGGTTAGACCTAGCCCAAGGGTTTTCTTTATTTGCCCATGTTCCTGTCTCATAGATTTCTAACTCAGGATGCTCGTCTGCAAACAAACTTAAGATAGGTGCTTCAAGAATTGTGCCGAGCTTCATACTCATATTCGGCGTTACCTCGTCAGGAATCTGACCGGTCTTTTTTGCCCACTTAGTTATGCATGACTCCCAAGAACTAAGTCCGGCGATTGGTGCAATGTCGCTGCCACCTACTGAGCCTGGCTCGTTGCGTAGATCGTGCCACTCTTGACTGCCGTTGGCAAAGTCGCCTAGTAGGACTGCATCAAACAACTCATTTGTTTCTGCTGGTAATTTGTTTACTGGCAAGGTTTCCCTCTCTTTTCCTTGTCGCAAGGCCACGCTAACTCTTTCGGCGTGGCTTTGCTATTTGTCTTGGTTTCACTCTATGGTGTACCTATGACATTACGCCAGATTGAGCGCAAATATATTGAGTTGCAAGAAGCAATAAGAAACAATGATGGGGTCCAATGTGCCTCAGTCCCAGAGGTCTTTTTCCCAGAGGATGAGCATGACCTTGAGGTGCGTAAGTCAATGGTCAAGGTAGCCAAAGAGGTCTGTAATGATTGCCCAGTCAGGCTAAGGTGCTTTGACTATGCCTTATCAGCAGGGATGCAGGGCATCTGGGGTGGCACTACCCATGAGGAACGGGTAAAGCTTAGGGCTTCGAGCTAGGACCTGACTTATCGGCAATCTTGCCAAAGCTCTTGTTTAGTTCTTCAGGGTCTAGCTTGCCGTCTGCAAGGTATGAGCGAGATAGCTCTTGAGCCACATCAATCACACCGGCAAAGGCAGCCATAGCAACAGCCTGGATAACCTCAAGACCGATGACGGCTCCACCGACAAAGATACCGGTGACCTTCAAGATGATGACCGCAAAGGTGCGTCTAATGATGTCTAACCACATAAGTTAGTCCTTCCGTAAAGGGTAAGTTGCTGCCCAAATAAGTATTGTTGCCAGTATTGCCCAACCCACAAAGTCTTTGGCAGAGCCTTCAAGCACTACCCAAGCGATACCTAAGCCGAGAATGGTCCAAGACTGGTCGAGCTGATCCTTTAGAAACTTCAAAACTTCCTACCTGCCAATGCCACTTGGGTAACAATCACAGAGGCAACAATCACTTGTTGCGCCTGTTCTCTTACCTCTGGACTTAAATCAGAGCCGATTGAGCGTAGGTTCTCTCCAAGTTTAGCAATCTGTTCTAACGCTAGTAAAGGTAAGGCTGCGATGTTTTCAATCAAAGTCTGCTCAGTTTCAGGCTCTAGAACAGGCGTAGGCGTGTTTTCAGGTGTAGGGGTAGGTGATGGGCTTGTTTCGGGCATAATCGGCTCTACGGGGCTTACAGGGCTGTTTAGAGTAGGTTCTGGGTCTGGCGTGGGTTGAACTGGTGGGGCAGGTGCAACAGGCTCAGGTTCAACAGTAGGCTCAGGGCTTGGCTCAGGCGTGGGTTCCGATGTGGGTTCAGGACTTGGCTCGACACTAGGTTCAGGGGTTGGCTCTACCTGATCAGGTGTTGGTACAGGGCTAGGTGTATCCTCTGGGCTAGGCGTAGGACTTGGTTCAGGACTAGGGCTGGGATTAGGACTGTAACCAGGATGGTAAAGCAAAGCAGGATCCAACTCACCGCCGTCAAAAGATAGAACGCTAACAAAGCCGGTGAAATCACCAGCAAAACCACCCTCGCAAAAGTGCTGGGGAATGTTGCCTTTATCCAAGAAGTAGTCGTTTTCATTGTTCCATCCAATTCCAAACTGCTGAGTTTCCCCAAGAGAGTTTTGACAAGTTACAAGGGCTGATGCTTGAGCTGAGTAGGCAGGTAAGGGCTGCCAGACCATAAAGAAAACAAAAAAGCCCACAGAGATTATCCGTAGGCTTTTTGTTTTTGAAAGTTGTTTTAGCAAACTCTACCTGTCTAGCGAAGCTTTAGTACCTGACCAACATTGATTAGGTTTGCGTTCTTTAGTCCATTGATTCTGACCAGCTCGGCAACAGTAGTGCCGTTGCGTGAAGCGATACGAGTTAGGTTGTCACCTTTGACGACTGTGTAAGTTCCAGCCAAAGGTGGAGTAGGTGCAACACTTACAGGCTTAGGTGCAACAGCCTTTTGTTTAGCTCTGCCATGAACAGGGGCAGGTGCGGCAGGGGCATCGGCAGGGGTTTCATCCTTGGCTGTTCCCTTGATTGCCTCTAGCTTAGAAAGAGCGTCAAAGAAAGCAACAGGCTCGATGAAGTTTAGACCTGTGGCACTCCACTCGTACTTCTTGCCCTTGTGTAGCTCCCAGTGAAGGTGCTTACCGGTTGACATTCCGGTAGTTCCCATCTTGCCTAGCGGTGTACCAGCCTCGACCTTTTGACCAATCTTGACTTTCACGCTGTCATCCTGCATGTGAGCGTAAACAGTTGTGTACTGCTCCCCATTTATTTTGTGAGCAATCATTACATAGTTACCAAAGCCACCACCAGCGGCAGTTGACTTCTTAGCCTCTGTGATTACGCCATCAAAAGGTGCTTCAATCCAGCAAGGCTCATGTGGCGACCAGATGTCTGTGCCGTTGTGATGCTTAGGGGCTTTGGTTACTGGGTGGATGCGGTTACCCATGATGCTGGTGATTTTCCAGTCTTTACCCTGTACGCCGTCTATTGCTTGCTGTGCTTTTGACATTTTTTACTTTCCTAGTGTGCTAATTAGTAAACCGATGATTGCGATTGTTGCTGCTGTTAGCCCTGTATAGGCAACGCGCTCAATCCAAGCAAGCCTGGCAAGCGTTAGCTCTACTTCTCTAAGTCGTTCCGGCACATCGTCAAGGTGATCTAGTTTCTGTAATACCTTAACTAGAATCTCACCATGCTCAAGTTGCTTCTTGTAGATGTCAGCTTGCGTAATGCGAACTGAGGTAGTTTCCTCAGCCATTATGCGGTTAGAGCTGCTACTTCAGCTTCGGTTAGACCTAGAGCTAGGAGCTTGGCATTGGCAGAGGATTTAAGGGCTTCTTGTGCTTCCTGAGCAGCTTCAAGTTCTGCTTGCTGTGCCTCGTAAGCTACCCTGTCAATCTCGCGCTGAGCTAGTTCTTCCTCAGTCAGAGGTACTGTTGTAGATTCGCCTGTGGCACAATCTACGACTACTTTCATCGGTGTATCTGTCATTTTCTTTTCTTTCTTGTTAGCTAGTGCTGGTGGTTACTATTCCGTCAGAGCCTTTTGTAATTTTATAAAGAGAGAAAGTGCTTCCAGCAACTAGGTTAGACCCAGCAGCGGTAAATCCTATTTCCATAGAAGTTATGGCAGCTGTATTGTTCCAAAGTCTAGCAATCAAACTCTGATAAGCAGCAGTAGCGTTGGCTTCCGAAACTGTTTCAACGCTTCCAGATTTAGTAGTGCTTCCTGTGTAATTAGGCACATAAACCTTTATGCTGGAGAATGTATCAGCGGTTGAGGTATCTCCGTTTACATCACCAATGTATGAGTTTTCAGTGAAGCTACTGGCGCTTGAGCCATTACCAAAAAGAACTCTTGCTGAATAATTGCCGTCTGTATTATCACCATTGAATCTTAAATCTACAAAATCGTTCACTAAAGCTCTAGCTGTTCTAACTAAACCAACAAGCACAAGATCTGTTCCGTTTTGCGGTATGGATGTAAAAGTGATTGAAGCAGTAGCAGTTCCTAGTGTCTTGGTTTCTATTAGTTGCATCGTCATTATCTAGCTCGCTATTCCGTAAAGATTGAAAGTACCACCAGAGGCAAAAGAACGGAATGATTCAGGCACAACTTGAATAGAAGTAATAGCGCTTGTGCTAGTCCAGCGCCCAGCGATAGCAATAGTTCCATAGTCTGCTCTGTCAAACCTAGCTAAGTAAGTCTTATGCTTATCTGTCGCAGAATAATCCATAATGTCCACTCTGTGCATTTGCCCTACCCCAGTTACAAGGTCGCCTATGTTTAGCCTGGCACTTGTATAAGACGAAGCAGCAGATCCGCTTCCGTTCATAAATACTGTGCTACCGGCATCAGTTCCACCGCCATTTATAGACATCCATAAAGCCACTGGTGTACCCGAAGCTTGGTTTGCTTGCACCACAAGCACTAAGTCACGATAAGTTGCAGGAATAGATGAGAATGTCACGGAGCTTGCCGAGCTACCGAGTGTCACAGTAGCTAATGGTGTGTATGTTTGTGTTGGCATAGTTATCCTCTTATTCCGTAAAGCGATAAACGCGAACCACTAACCATTGTCGCGTCACCTGCGATTGTGATTGAAGTTACCGAGCTGGTATTTCTCCATAAACCGCTACCTAGGGTGACATTCCAGAAACCAGTAGAAACGCTTGAAGCACCTTGGTATCTTACTGTTTTATTTTTTGTTGTGCTGTAAGGGTCAAGAATATCCACAACAGAAGCTCCGAAAGCGTTCGCTGCGCTGTTCGAGTTAGTCGTTCGTTGTAAGTATATTTCAGCTTGAGTAGTCAGAGCAAAGCTTCCGGCAGCTGATCCGTTACCGAAAAGATGATGATTGTCATAAGTAGTGGTGCTAATCCCATTGAATCTTAGAGTCAAGAAAGAACCATTTACTTCAGTGCTGGTTGTTCTTGATGAGATTCTAAGTTGTAAATGCTTGTAGGTAGATGAGTAATCGCCTAAGTTGCTGAAAGTAACAGAGGAAGTAGCTGTTCCCAAAATAGTTGTAGAGATTAGCTCATAAGCACCAGTAGGCGCAGCCGATACCCCTGCTGCTGAAAGAATCCCAAAAGGAATCAACATAGCTAGACCGCCGTAGCGTTACCGATAACTCGGTAGGAGTTTGTACCGACACAGACAACAGATACAGCATCGTAACGCTGAGCAATCTGATAAGAGGAAGCTGCTGTGCCTCTACCTGCCAAGGAAACAACTGTGCCATCACGAGCAATCGTTACTGTTCCAGCACCCTCGCGGAAGATGTCTATGCGCTCGCCAGCCTGAAATGCGGTAGCGGTTGAAAAAGTCACAGTAACTGAACCGGCTGAGTTGACAAGCAATGTTTCGTAGCGATCTGCTGGTGCAACAGTCATTGAGGCGGTGGCGCTAGCAAAAACTACCTCATTAGATAAATAAAGGTTGACATCGGCAGCGGCGAGAACTTCACCAGCGGTAAATACTTTTCTTGGCATTGTTTTCCTTAGTTGTGTTGATTGTAGTTTAGCAGTTAGTAAGTTAGGCGGTCCTCATCCAAGACACCAAGTACAGAGTCATCAAGGACAAATAGGCTGAAGTCAAGGCGCTCTAGGGATAGGTTAATACGCTTCTCGTTGTTTTGCCAGTCATGGCTTATACCGATCACTCGGACATACTGCTCAATGGCTGGGGGAATATTTGAGGGGGTAAACCTAACCTGCACAATATCCCCAATTTCAAGGTCAAGAATCTCGTCTTGCTGTGCCTCGCTCAAGATGTCCATGACAACCGAAAGGCTGTTAAATCGGTACTGTGGCTCTTTGAATCTAAGCAGTAAAAAATTGGCAAGAAACTCTAGATCAGCAGCCTCGTTGTTTAGCAGCCCACTCTGGCTGTAAGAGCGTGGACCATACAAAACCTGAGAGTCTAAATCCTCGACAGTAACTTCATCAGGGAATGAAGGGAAGTTGTTGGTAAGGACTATGCGGTTAAAAAGCTCTTCAGTGCCATAAACCACGCCCAGCTCGGCAAAAGGTATAACAGTAAAGCCAGGGATAGACCCTTCATCGGTAAAGATAATGTCTGACAGATTAGGCGTGGAGTTTCTTTCCCTAAAGACAAAGTTGTTATCTTTCGATACAAATACCTCGCCAAATTCGCTGGTAGCTACAAGTTGTAGATAGCCAATCGCCTGAGTTCCTTCGCTGATATCGGTGTCTGACATTAGGCTATTACCTGTGTCAATGCTTCTCTTATCGACAGGCCAGTCAACCTCTGGCAAGTCAAGGATGCGAGTCACCCTAGCACCAGACAGTTCAACATCTGGGGATACCTCCGGCAAGTTGTTTTGAGTCAGGGTGCTTAGTCCATCACTCGCCTTGAAGTTTGCAATAGAGCGATTGCCTGGCTCGTATGCAATGTCAATGTCATCAACAGTTGCATAGATAACAGAAAAGTCATTGCAGCTTATTCTGATTTCTTTACCAGGAATTAGCTGACCAAAGTAAAAGCCATTCTCGTAAAGTGGGTCAAATAACCGGTCAAAGTTATCTACAACGATGTTTAGGGTTCCTGCGTCAATGCGGTCTAGGGCTTGGTTCTTACCCCTTGATGTAGAAGCAGATAAAAGTCGGTCAGTAATGTCAAAGAATCTGTCACCAGATAAAGTAAAAGAAGTGTTGTCTAATACACCCCTGGTTGCGTTATCAAGAATAAATGAGTTCGGATCTCTAGCACCTAGGTCAGCACCAAGTTCAACCTTGACTACTGGGGCTGGCATTATGCGCCCTGCCAGACAGCACCAGAGGTTCGCTCGTAGGACTTGATAGCGTCAACGATTGCTTTACCGATTGAAGGTCCAGAGCCAACCCCACCACTTACCTCAATCTGGTAGTAGTTGTTGATTACTTCTTGATTAGCAAAAGCCCTGTCTGTGCCTACACCAGCAATGCCAGAGGCCAGGTTGCCAAACTCTCCGTAAGCAGAGTTTAGCTGGCTAATGAAGGCACTACCGCCACCAACGATTGCAGAGGCTAGCTGGCTTCCGGCGATTGGTCCCGCTTGAATAACCTGCTGAAGTAGGGCCGAGTTTAGACCTAAGCCAGAAAGCTCAGTAATGTTCTTGGCAAAGGTTTTTGTCTTTTCAAATAGCTTGGCAATGTTACGCGTAATAGAGTTTACGGAATTACCTAGGGTTGGTAAGTTAAAGCTAGAAAGTATTGAATCTTTTATTCGCCCGAATGTGCTGGCTACCGCATCTGCGAAAGACTTAAATGCATCGCTTCTTTTCCTAAGTCTTTCTTCTTCAATTCGTCTTGCTTCTTCAGCAGCTCGCGCTGCTTCTTCAGCTCGCCTTCGAGCATCTTCCTCTGCTGCTTTGCGAGCAGCTTCAGCAGCAGTTTGAGCTTTACTAAGGCCACTACCACCAAAACTAGGCATTGAGGGCAGGTTGAAATTAGGCATGACAAGCCTAGAGTCTCTTAATCTGTCAATTTGGTCAGCCGTCATACCCAGTTGGTCATCGTATGTTTCAAGGCTGTCAGTAGCAATGTCAGTAGCAGTGGCGCTGTTGATAAACATCTCAGCTAGGAAACCTAGACCAACTAAAATTGCACCAACACCAGTAGTAATCAAGACTGTTCTAAATACTCGTAAGGCTGTTGAAGCAGCACCAGTAGCCGTAGCTAGCGCACCCATTGACCATGTATAAAGATCAATAACTAATTTACTGAGGGCCACAATAGTAGTAACTGTCTTAATCATTGTTGATAGGCTCCACAATGCTGTTGCAGTAATGACGATGGCTTCAGCGTTTTCGGCAAAGTATGTAGCTAAATTGACAACAGCAGTGACAAGTCCTGCCCAGTCAACAGACTCAATAGCTTCTTTTAGCTGTGGACCGATAACCGGAATAAGCTTTCTAATTTCCTCTATCAAAATTACAACCGCTGGCATAACAGCAAAGCCGATTTCTTCAGACAAGTCGTTTAGATCATTGTTTAGACCTTCAACTTGTCCAGCAAAAGTTCCAGCGTAAGCGGCAGCAGAACCACCGAATTGTGATTGCAACTCAGCAAGAATAATCTTTTGCGCGCCCATCAAGTCACCGGACTCGGCTAGAGCTTCAATCTGCGCCTTTTGCTGGTCGGTAAATTGAATACCAACGCGAGTAAGGGCTGAGATTCCAGCAACAGGATCGTTGAGAGCCTTACCTAATCTGATGGCTTCAGTGCTGGCATCAGTTCCCATAGCGCGCGCAACATCAAGCATTGCTTCGGTGGTCTGGTCGAATATGTCATTACCTTCACCAGCTTGGTTCTGAATGTTTTTGAAAGTAAGCAAAAGGTTTGCACCTGAAAGAATTGCCTCATCGCTAAATGCGGTGCTTGCTTGCAATGCCGATGCCATCTCAGCAATTTGAGTAGCTGTACCATTAGCGGTGGTTCCCGTGGAGCGTAATACAGCTTCGGTTTGCGTAAAGACTTTTTGGGATTCAGCAGCATCAGCCAAGCCTTTACCAATTAGAACAAAGGCCCCGGCAATCACAGCCCCAGCAGCAGCGAAGTTGCGACCTAGTGAACCCATTTGAGTTTGCAGGGTAGCGAAAGACGCGTTAGCTTGCTTGAGACCTTTAGGGTCAAAGCTGGTGAGGATTGGAATTCTAATTGCCATTACATAACCTTAAGTTTCTGATTGATTCGCTCGGTGTAGCTTTCGATTGTCTTGAGCATGTCAGCAGCCAAGGCATCTTCTCTATTTGCAAGAGCAGGGTAAACATAGCGAGAGGGTAAGCCACCCAGGTTGTCAGTCATACCCTTACCCTGACCATTGATTCTGTATTGGAAAGGTGCTGTGTTTCCACGCCTAACAACAGCTCTTGATTTTGTAGGTCTTTGGCGACCTTTGCCACCAACTCGACCTCTACCTTTGTACTCGTAGGTCAAAGCTGGGCCGTTCATCATTGACTTTCTACCAGCCATGTCAGCAATTTCAAGACCAGCAGCATCACCTGGTGATACCACCTGAATACGAGCCAGTGGCTCTACATCGCTATTTGCATAACCTCTTAGCATAAGCTGGGCGCTTACTTTAGCGCCGGCAAACCTAGTCCGACCATAGTGGTTCATACCAGATAAGGGTGCGGTTGTTGGCAAGTTAGATTTGATAGCAGTTACTACTGGCTGAGAGATACGCCTAATGTCTTTTCTAAGAGCCGTGATTGAGCCTGGTTGCAAAGCGTCAAGAAGTTGCAGGGTTTCCTTTACACCTGTTATTCTTACGCGTTGTATTGGGGCAATCAAAAAAAACTCCTAGAGTGGGTAACTCTTATAATTCTACCCAAAAGAAAAACCCCCTTTCGGGGGCTTATCTTTTCGGAGTATGGCTTTGGTTTCTAGAAATTAGATACCGGCTTATAGTCCACAACATTCGCTCGTCCAACTTCATTAGCTCAAGTGGACTGATGCCCGACTCAACTGCTAGTGAAGCGATGAACCAATGTGCGGATTGATCACCTAGCCCTTTGATGCTTTTGGGTCTTCAGCGGCAGCAATACTTTCTACCTCATCCACCCACTCATCAAATGACTTAGTGGTTGCCTTAGTGCGTGTTTGGCTTGCCCAAGCTAGGAACAAAAGATGAGTAATCTTTAGCTCGCTGCCTAGATTCGCAACTGAAAGGTCGAATTTTGACTCGAACTTTACCATGTCGGATGCTAGACAGATTACCTCTTGAGGCTCACCTGGCTTGTTACTGAACTCTAGTTGTAGGTTTATTTTCATGTTCTTATCCTAGTGGATTACGCTGCTGGAGCTGTGCCGCGCACAACTTCACCAGATACAGGCCATGTAACAGAAAGAGTGGCTAGGTCACCAACAGCACCGGCGAATGGCTGGTACTGAGTTACTAGAGCTGTGAAGCGGTACTCAGGGTTAGTTGCGGTTACAGTTCCAGAGGTAGGTGCAATTCTGACAGCAACAGTTGAACCCATAAGAGGGAACAATAGAGCGTCAATAGAACCTGCACCGAAGTCTTGGTGGAAGTCTAGGGATACTGATGCATCGCGAAGGCCCCCGATCCTGGATCTGTAAGTGCTGCCGAATGAGGTGACCTCAATTTCGTCTGTTGTGATGTCAAGAGTCACAGAAGCGATTGAGTCGCTTAGTACAGTTGTGCCAACTGTGACCTTGTAGTCTTGTGCGTAAAATTTAGCCAATTTATTTCTCCTAGTTTGCTATGACTGTGACTGTAAAGTCAGCAGCCAGGTATGTGGTGTCGCTGATTGTCAAAGACCCAACTGAGTCCATAGACACTACTCGGCAGTCGTAGGCATTACCACCAAGAGTCTTATCTGATTCTACTGCATACTTGACACTACTAGACCCAGTAGAAATGTAGGTGTCGAGTCGCCTTTGGGCTTCTCTTTCGGCTGCCCTGCCAACAATCACAGTAACGACAAAAGTATAGCTAGTCATGCCGTTTGCGTAGGCTCTGTCATAGCTGACATTATTCAAGGCAACAATGGCAATAGGTGGGTTAGGTAGATCAGGGACCTCGGCGGCAGTGCGTAAGCCTGGTATAATTCCGATGTTGTTAGCTAGAGCAGTCCTGATAGCGGTGATGCTCATTAGCCGAAGTTCCTCATAATCCTGAATGGCATAGCTAGTTGCTCAACATCTGGGTCAAGGTAGCGACCAACTCGGATAGCTCCCATGTCACCAAAGCCGGCAACACCTAGAGGCGAGTCAAGGCGCTTGAATAGTCTTGATGACTGAATGATCGTGGCTTGTCTGATAGCGGTTGGAACGGCAGGCCAGCCCCAAACACCTGTGATGCGACAAAGAGCTTGCTGGTCAACAACAGGCCAAGCGTAATCGTTGATAGCCCTGATGCCGGTGTATGGCATATACAAGCCGTCAGAGCGACTGTTTAGTGGCTCAAGCTGGAAGTCTGTTGGTTTCCAAACTGTGTAAGTGTCACCGATTTCATCAGTCGAAGCTACCTCAGAGATTGAGATGGCATCGTCAATGATTAGGTTTAGATCATCGGTGGCAGCAAAGTTTCTAACAGCAGACCCAGCGTTAGAGAAAGTCCTTGCTGTGTATCCGTCAATCATGCGAGAGGCTGACTCGATAGCAAGCTCTAGCATTGAGTCGTCAATACCATCGGTGATTCTGAGTGAGTTTTTGACTTCAATAAGTGTGGCGTAGCCATTTGTGATTGCCATAATGTTCTCTATTCTACTGCTTGTTGAGTACGCTCTAAAAGCCTAGCTCTTGTCTGACTTTAGCGATGTGTGCGAAACCTATTTGGTCGTTTGAGGCTGGCCTACCAACGCCACTCATTGTGACCCTGCCGTGACCTAAGTCATGGACAATTCTAACTGTTGAAGCGTGGAAGGGTTTAGCACCAGCAGCGACACACCTAATGTAAAGCTCCCAGTCATCATAGATAGCACCTTTGGTGTGTCCACCTGTGCGCTCAAACAGCTCACGCTTGATAGGTGCAGCACCTGGGCAGGTCATTTCATAGGGTAGCTTTTCAGGTATCCAGCGACCTTCCATGATTGAGCCATTGTGCTTGATTTGTAGCTTGTCAATGTAGATGTCACAGCCCTCTTGATCTGCTTGCTCTAGCTCGTCAAAGGCACCAGGTAGATAGTGGTCGTCAACATTACAAACTGAAATCCAGTCGGTAGTCTGCCTGGCTTGAATAGCCAGCATGAAGTCAGCAAACTCACCTTCCATCTCGATTGGGTTGGTTATGGCTTTGTAGGCATCTGGGATAAGGGATTGAACATAGTCTTTGTTCTGGCTGTCATGGCAGATAACGATTGCATCGGGTTGCCTGTTTAGGCTCTTGACACCTTCCCACCATTGAGGCATGAACTCGCTGTAAGCTGTCCCGAATAAGCTGACACCAACCCCGATGGTTAGGCTAGGGCTGTTTCCCAAAACAATTCCTTTGAGTTAGTGATTAGCTCGGTCAAGACTGCTGGGTCGCGCCAGTTTGGGACTGAGGTAATGCCGGCATGGTCGTTAGTGTGAACCTCGCAACCTGATAGCACAGCCTCGATGATTACCCTTGGCTCACCATCAAAGCCGTTAGGCAACAAGACAAAGTGCTTGGCTCTGCTCATTGTTTCTAGCACCTCAGCCCTTGGCTTTCCGGTCATCATTACCAGCGGTATTCCTTGCTCGTCTGCCCAAGCCTGTGCCTCAACTGGCCCTTTCTGTGGGTGCATCCTTGCTGCCCATAGCGCAAAGTTTTCCTTTGGCTTGACACTCATCTCGCTAGGGTCAAGCGATGAAAGTATCCAGGTGCTTTTCTTTGGCTTGGTCCAAGACAGCTCTAGCTCCAAGTGCCTTGGTGTCTGAGCAATCAAGACCTTAGCTGAGTTGATTAGAGTGGCTCGCTCCTCACTTTGCGTCTGTAAGTGTCGAACTGCCACCACAGGTTTCTTTCTAGCCAACTGATTCATCGCATAAGGCGATAGCAAGTCTGTGCCGGTGATGATGACCTGATCGTAAGCCATCGCCTCTTTCCACCTGTCAGGAGTGATTATGTCTAGCTTGACTGGTGGGTCTTTGAGCAGGGTTTCATCGCTCATCTCAGCACCACCGATTAGCTTTCCGTCTTTATCTGGAAGGTGATGCGAAACCCAAGCAATCATTTCAGTAGTTTCTTTAGCACTGGCATCCAATTTTCTTGCCAGACCTTTTCATGGTCAAAAGCCTGAGCAAACTCAATAGCCTTAGCTGACTTACCCTTGCCCTTTGCGTAGGCTTGCTCTAGTGCCTCGGTAATCTCTGGAACCGATGGAATGTGCCAAAAAGAGTGTTGCGCTGGATCGTAAAGTGGCTGACCACCGATTACCCAACCATCTCCCACTAGCTCTGGACTTGCAGCAAAGTTGCTGACAATAACAGGAACACCACAAGCCTGAGCTTCTACTGTTGGAATACCAAAGCCCTCACCATAGCTGGTTGCAAGCATCACATCCCAAGACGAGTAGATACCAGCAATGGTTGATTGAGGCATCCCATAGCGATAAGCCAAAGGGTCAGGAAAGGTCATGTTGTCAATAGGAATACCTAGCAACTGACCTAGCGCCATAAGGTTCCAGCCATGCTGTGAGGTAGGGTCTGCGTGAATGTAGAGCATCGCGTCAGGGTGCTTGCGCGCAAACATAGCAAAGGCCATCATGTTCTCTGAGTAAGCCTTGCGGTGCAAGATACCTGATGACTTGTTAGCAGCGTTCATACCGACAACAAAGCGATCCTCACCAAAGCCCATGTATTCGCTAACGCTGAGGCCGTCAATCTTGTCGGTCTGCTTGAATACCTTTGTGTCAATGCTGTGAGGGATGTAGTGGCCTTCTATTCCTGCCTTGTTGATTTGCTGTAAACCAAACTTGCTCATGGCTAGAGGTGTGACATTTTCCTTTTGTAGCCACTTCAAGACACCAGGTGGAACAGGGTTGTGATCTATCGGTGTCCAGCTTGCGATGTTGATTGAGTCAAAAGCTTTAGAGGTTAGAACCCAAACATCGTAAAGTGTAATCAGCAAGTCTGGCTGGTCAGCGTTTAGTGCTTTCCAATGTTTGTGGTGAGCTGGCGTGACATCGTTAGAGTAAGCCTCGCTACCCCTAGCGTAAATAGGAATCTCACCATACTCGGTGTGATAGATAGTGTTGATGCCCTCATGTCCATAGTTAGACAGAGATGCGACATTTGCGCCATCGCGCTTTAGCAATTTGACTAGAGCCTCAGTTGCCTGTCCGTATCCGGTTGGCTGACCTGGTGAGTTGCTAAAGACTGATACTGTGCCTTTGATTTTCTTTTTGATTTTTGCCATTTGTAGGTTCTCCCTTTGTTGCCATAATCCTAGCAAAAGAAAGACCCCAAGCGAACCTACACGCTTGGGGTCTTTCAGCTTTTAGCTGGGTGTTATTACTTACCCTGGAAGAAGCCGATGTGGCTAGAAATTGTTAGCCCACCATCAACGCGCATCAGTCCTCTGTAAGTCACAGTGTCTGTGTTGAACGCGTAGTCGGTTGACTGGTCAACTCTCATACCGCCAGCTACACGAACCTTGAATGATGGAAGGTGTCCGAACAATACTGACTTAGCAGCAGTTCCAACAGCAGCAACATTCGGGTTCTCGAATACCTGGTAGCCAAGCAAGGTTGCTGGCTGTCCTGGGACTGCGGAATCGGTCCAGATGTAAGCACCTGACTGATCCTTTAGCTTACGAGCAGCAGCAATACCAGTCTTTGACATCTGGAAACCCAGACCTGGTAGTACGCGAGCGCCATCTGCGATGCCGTAAACAAGGTCAATCAAGTCCTCGTAAGTAGCAGCGAAGTTGGTTGCAGTTCCACGAACTACTGAGCCAGCCTGTGAGGATAGCTTTGTAGTTAGAACATCGTTCACCTTTAGACCCAAAGAGGTTCCAAGCTGTTGTGCGATGTAGCTAGTGATGTTGAATCCAGCGTCAGAAACAAGTTCCTGAGCTACCTGTACAAGCGCACCATACTTCTCAGCACCAAGAGTGATGGATGAGAATGTTGGGTTGCTCTCGGAGATAGTTCCGCCAGCAGCTACTGAACCAGAAGTTGAGGTTGCAGTAACAGTTGGGATTACTAGGTTCTCGCCGGAGGTGGTGTTGAAAATCTCAGAAACAGTTAGCATTGGGCCAACTAGCTGAGCAATCTCGAATACCTGGTCGTAGAAGCTCTGTCCAACTGTGTTAGCGGATGGAACTAGAGTACGAGCCTCACGGCCGAACTCGTGTCCACGAATTTCTCCCATAGCGATTGAGCGAAGGATGTCAGCATCGGTGTTCTGTGGAACTGAAGCTGATGGGGTGAATGAAGCAGCAGCCTCGGAAGCGCGAGCTTCGCGGTCTGCTAGTTTGCGTGCGGTTTCGATAGCTGTGTCGGCTGAGTCGATGTCAGCTTCGATACGAGCAATCTTTTGGTTTTCTTCAGCAGATAGACCACGCTTTTCAGCCTCAGCAAAGTCAAGAACTTCTCTTGCCTGTGCGATGAGGTTGTTGCGAGCATCCATCTGAGATTTGATGAAATCAGACATGATTCTCCTATAAATGATTGAATGGGTTTCCTGCGGTGCTGACACTCAACAGATACAGCGGTGCTTACACTCAACTGCTATCAATAAGTTTATAGGCAAAAGAAAACCCCAGCTCAGAAAGGGGGTTGAGCTGGGGCTAAAGAAACTCTATCGGGTTTCTTTACTTTCAACAACCCTTGCTTCTTTGGCTGGGTTGTATGAGTTTGTGTTGTCTAATTGAAATACTGCGTTAGCAAGTTCATCTGCCATTTCAGCGATTACACCCACAGTTGGGTTTCCGGCAGCTTTTAGAATTGCTTTCTTGATGTCGTCTTTAGTAGCCATCTTTATATCCTTTTCATTAGAAGGTCGAACTGCTTTTGCTTTATGTCAAGGATTGACAAGCCGTTGTCCTCAGCCTCTTGAACCTCTGGCTGTGCCTTGAGCTTGGCTACTACATCTGTAATCAAAGTGGCATTGGCCTCGTCAAGTTCCTCACCGGACTCTAGCTTTAGAAGTGCATCTGCTAGTTGGTCAGGGTTGATGGTTGGCTGTGATCTAACTGCTGCCTCTGTTGCCTTATAGGCTCCAAACGAAACCACGCTGACCTCAAATAATCTGACAGACTCTAGGGTTCTTGTTTGTCCATCTCTTGACCATGAATCTTTGATGACATTGAATCCGAAACTCATCTCGTTGATCACATTGGTTCTTAACAATTCAGCCACATCCCTGCCCCTTGTTGTGTTAGGGAGCTGAGCCGTAACCTTTAGTCCACGCTCATCCTCGACAAGTTGCATAGTGCCACCTCTTAGGGAAGCCAGAGGCTCACCTGAGTCATGGTTCCAAAGAAGCTTGACCTCGTTGCGAGATTGCAAAGAACGCTTGAAAGCACCTGGCGCAACATACTCAATAAAACCACCTAAATCCTCGGATGGGGAATTGAACACAGAGGCGTAGCCGGTAAATGTCATGCCGTCACCCTCAGCCCTGACCTCGAAGTCAACGCTGTTGGTTCTTATCTCTGGCTGCTTAGCTTCAAGCTCAACGCCGTCAATCTTTAGGGCGATTGCTCTCGCAACCTTTAGCCACTTGTCTTTGTTATCCATGCTGTTAGTTTCCTCTGCTCTGATTCTAGCAACAACTGAATCAGCGTAGTCTTTGGTGCGTTCTGCTGCTCTCTTGCTTGGACCTGATCCCCAAAGTAAGTGGGCCACTACACCTGCGGATGGGTAGTTGTCTGATTCTGGGTTTGCATCAGGTGAGTCAAGGTCAACTAGGTGTCTAGCAATCCAAGCAGCTATTCTTATCCACTTGTCATCACTTACGCGACCCTCAGCCATTTCTCTAGCTTCTCTGATTGTCTTAGGAGTTACGCCGTCACCAGCAAGACCTTCCGCGTAATACTCAAGACCTCGGCGAGCTGCTGCTCTCATGTAAGCAGGGGCTTCTTGATTGATAGCCCTTAGCTGGTCATCTATGTCATCATCAAGGTCATCATCATTAGAATCATCAGGTTCCCAAGCGTTGCAGTAGAAACCACCATCAACAAAGTCATCCCAGCGCTCACACCAAGCCTTGTCGCCAGCCTCGTTGACTCGTTCCTCATTGTAAAAGAAACAGTTGCCACAGGCTCTACCCTCTGGGACATCCTCGGCAAGTGCCGGTCTGTAATTGTCAGGTAGCTCTCTAGTTGAAGCAAGCTCTCCACCTGGCTCAAGGTTTTCAGCTAGGGATAGAGCGACCATCTGCGCGATAGCGTCATCTTTTGAGTCTTGGCAGGATACAACCGAGTTATCCTCTTTGACTACTGCCCAGCCTGGGCAATCAGTTGTTTCTGAAATGAAATAGGGCATTACGCTAACCTCGCATTGACTGTAATAGTTCCACCTAGAGATACAGCGGTTCCGTTTATTGTGATTTGTGTTTGAGTCAAAGAAATGGTCTGTGTACCTGAGTCATAAGCAAGTGGGGATGTGGCAATCGCTACTCCCGATGGGCCTGTTGGACCTGTTGCTCCAGTAGCTCCGGCTGATCCTTGTGGACCTGTTTCACCTTGAATACCTTGGATGCCTTGTTCACCCTGTGGCCCAGTAGCACCAGTAGCACCAGCCGCGCCAGCTTCGCCAGCAGGTCCAGTCGGACCAGTAGGACCTTGAGGCCCAGCATCTCCAGTGTCGCCCTTAGCCCCAGCAGGGCCTGTTGCACCAGCAGGTCCAGTTGAGCCAGTCGCTCCGGTATTACCTGTATCACCCTTGGGTCCTGTTGCACCCTGTAAACCTTGTGGTCCTGTGTCACCTGTGTCACCCTTTGCACCTTGAGGTCCAGTAGGTCCAGTTGCTCCAGTAGCGCCTGTGGTTCCTGTGTCGCCTTTATCTCCCTTTGGTAAAACAAAGCTCAAGCTCTGCGATGGGGCTGAGCCAGAAACAGTTACAGCAGCAGCGGTTCCTGTCGTTACGCTTGCGATTGAAAGAGTTGTTGGCTCACCATAGACAACGCCGTTAGTCCAGCGGTTGTTAGGTGCATCCCAGATAAGCGCATCGCCATCGGTCTTGCCGTTAGTCTGCACATCGTGAATCTCGCTAAGGGTAAGTCCACCAGTCATGCGAACAAGCACTCGACCTGAGCTTTGCTGAACTCTAGTCACAGCGGCAATCGGTAGCTTTAGGTTTGGTGCTTGTGGCTTGGTTGCGGTGAATCCACCTGCGACTGCTGGGTTTGCGTAGAGAATTGTGCCTAGTTCATAAGCGGCTGTGTTGACATTTTGGATAACACCATTGGTCTTTACAAAGCCAAAGTCACCAGCAGGGATTACCTCTGCGGTTATTCCAACCATGTATTCATGCGGGACTGAGCCGTTCGTAATAGCAGGGCTGACCTTTACAGTATCTCCAGTAGCACCGGCAAACATTACAAGTGTGAACTTAGGGATAGCAACAGAGTTGCTGTTGTTCTTTACTCTTATGACTTCATCTTGACCAAGGTTTATAGCAACATTGTCATCAAGTCCAAGCCTGACTGTTTCTTGGTCAGCGTTCCAACCAAACCTACCTGGCAAAATGTTAGCTACTGCATTGGTATCAAACTGAATCCAAGCTGGCTCAGAGATGTATTCAACACCTACAAGGTTGTTAGCGTAGGTCTGTTGATAGATGTCAATGCGCGCTGAAGCACTGCCACTTGTGGTTATGTTGGCAGATGTGGGTGAGGTGACTGCTATTACAGCGGTGCTAGTGGTTACAGTTATGCTCAACGAGTGACCTCTGGATCAACAATGATTGTTCCCTCTACAAGTCTTGTGACTACTGAGGCTGGGCTTACCATCTCAAGGTCATAGACATAGGGGCCAGCAAGGATAGCAGCGGTTTGAGTCGCTGTTGCCTCAATCAGAATTGAACCAGCGGTCCCACCCAAAGTAATGCCTGTGCCTGAAGTCAAAGAAAGTGCAGCCTCGGAAGCATCGTAGCTGTTTCTTACTTGCATCCGAGCTGACCAGTTAGTTAGGTTTACTGGTGTGGTTACTGTTCCTGCGGTTGTATTCCAGACAAGGTTGTAATCGAAAGATGCGCCTTGGAACATTGTCAAATTTAGGGTTGCTGGTGCTTGCATTACTCGACCTCATAGACGGATTGTGGATTGGCAGGGTCTATTTGTGAAACTGGCTGAAGCTGAGTGCTTGCTAGTCCGGTGTGTTCAATCGGTGGCAGACCGACTGCGATTAGTGCCTCGGCAGGGTCAAAGCCTGAGATGACAAGTTGCTGAACCATAGCAACACGCTTTTGGTCAGTAATTGTTTGGGTGTCTGCAAGCGCGATGTTAGCGAGTGGCACTCTGTACTGATCGCCTTGCTCTACTGGCTCCATGTCCTCAAGTCTGCGGATGTCGTTGGTTGAGTAGAAACCTGCCTGAGTTCCAACCGAGTAGGACTGGACTCTTGAAGCTAGGTCTGCTCTCAGTAGGTCATTGAACTGGAACTTGATAAAGGCATCGCCTGGTAGTAGGCGTGAGAAAGCAGCCTCAACCTTTTCAGCCAATGGTCTTAGGGTCATAGATACAAACTGAAGGTTGTTCTGTTCAACAGATGCGTAGCTTGCGGTTCCTGGTACGCCTAGCAAGTGCAGAGGCACATTGAAAGCTCTAGCGATTTCCTCGACTGCGAACTTGCGTGACTCTAGAGCCTGAGATGATTCTGGGTCAGTCTGAGTAGAAACAAATTTAGCTCCACCGGATAGAACGCCTGTCTTGTGTGCGCGTCTTGTTCCATTGCGGTGTCTTGCATCAAAGCCGTCAGCTAATTGCTTAGCTTGCTCAGAGGTTAGGTTGCCTGGGAACTCAATAACACCTGCGGCTGATGCGCCCGTTCCAAAGAATCTAGCAGCGTAATCGCTTAGCGCGATGTTTAGTCCTAGTGCTTGCTTTAGAGTTTCTACCCTGCTCAAGCCTTTTAGTTCACCCGGCATAATCAAGTCAACAATGTGTATTACCTCATCGTTGTTTAGGGGTCTTGACTCATCTTGGTAGCGGTAAATCTTGCGGCCGATCCTAGAGCGCTCAATCTCAATCTTTTCAGGATCAAGGTTTACTAGGTTTACAACCTGTCCTTGTGCATCCCTAAAGACTCTGGTGTAAGAGTTGCCATGTACCAACAAGCTAGAAAAGACCTGCTGAAAGAACGCTGCTCTTGTGCTTAGGTCAACATCTGGCTGGTCTAACCAAACTGGTCTAGGGTTCAAAGGGCGGCGTGTTGCACCAATCCTTAGATAAGCCCCACATGGCAAAGTTGAAATGGTGTCGGAGATTAGGCTGACTGCTGAAAAGAAAGCAACAATCTCAAAAGACTTTTTAGTTGTGACATTTACGCCAGCCTCAGATTGTAAACCCCAAGGCTCACCTGCACCCCAAACAGTCTGAAAACTTACAGCGCGTTGTTCAAAAAGATTACCGAGCATTACTTACTTCTTTCAATAGCTATACCGAATACGAGCAAGCCGATACCGAGCAGAATTACCCCTGCTGGTGGATAAATAAAAGAAGCCCCTAGTGCGATGGCAAATACGCCTGTCGCTTGAAGTATTGTCGCTGTCATTACCAACCTAAATAAAGAATTGAGGAGTCAGTTGCTCATCCTCTACTCTACCAACAGTTGCTCTATCAAAGGCTATGACAGCCGCGACAGCAGCGTCAATCTTGCGCGGTGATCCTCGATGTTCTTTTACAATTCTTGGACCTAAGCGGTCAACCTTAATAACTGTGTTGGATAAGTGCCTGGTTAGCGTTGGGTTTCCGTCATGGGTTAGCTGGCTTTCAGTAACAGCTTGGTAGAGCTTTGAGCAAGCTGGGACCATGCGACTAGGTGAGCTTGAGTTGTATTCCACAACAGGTAAGCCAAGGTCTTGCATAGCTTCCATAGTGCGTTGCCATCGGAAAGGGTCACAGGCTATTTCTCTTACATTGTATTTCTGGCAAAATTGGATAATCTCATCCTCAACCTCTGAGGTGCTAACACGCCAGTCATCGGTATCCTCTGGCTGTTTCTCCCAAACCCTAATCAATCCGACATGAGGCAGCTCATCCTCTTTAGGTATTGTGCAATAAGCAAGGGCTGTGCAGTCACCATTGAACGAGCCGTCAAAACCAACGATCACTGGCTGGTCAGGGTCAAGCTCGATGTCTGCATCTAACTGCTCCCACTTGCCAGTTGGTAGCCAAGCGTTTAGCGAGCTTACCCATTGGTTGAGTCGCTTAGTTCTGAACTCTGGCTCAGGTGTTCTATTGACTGCTGAGGCAAAGTCATCCTTAGATACTAGATCGTTGTAGCCAGGGTTAGCTGATTCCCAAGTTGTTTCAAGTCTGTGGTCTGCCTCTGGCTCTGCTTCCCACCAAGACATAAAGAAAGTCGGGTCATCTATCTCACCTGTTGACACGCGCTTGCCGTATTGGTAGAGGCTGTAAGCGATGGAGTCCTGTCCGGTCATGTCTTGCTTTTGACCTGCTGTGGTAACTGCTAGTAGCTGAGCCAGCTTGCCTCTGTTACCCATCGAGAGTGAAAGCACATCAAACAGCTCTCGGTTCTTGTGGGCGTGAATCTCATCCACAATAGCTCGGCTAACATTCAGACCCTCTTTGGAGTAAGCCTCGGCAGATAGCACTTTCATTACTGAGTTGGTTGATGGCACAAAGATTGCATCGCGGTAAAGGGTACACATCTCAGACAGCTCGCTGGCCTCAACCATGCGCTTAGCCTCACCGAAGATAATGCGAGCCTGTTCCTTTTCAGCAGCGGCAACTACAACCTCACCACCCTCAATACCTTCAGCGATAAGACTGTATAGAGCCAGCGTTGACGCAAGGGCTGATTTGCCTGATTTGCGTGGAGTTCCGACTAAAGCTACTTGCGCCCTTAGTCCACCATCGGCATCTCTAGCAAAGATGCGTTTTACTAGCTCCTTTTGCCAAGGTCTAAGGCGTAGTGCCTGACCTGTTTTACCAGCTATGCCATCTTTACCGATAGTGCCAAAGGCTTCAGCAAACTCAATGGCGTACTCGCCGTCACCAGCCTCAATAGCTTCATCTGGTACAGGTGTCAGCCAGCGTGGAGGCCAGCTACTGTTTGGCTTGTCGCTTAGCAATGATTTCCTCTAACTTAGTTTTGGTCTTGGCAGACACTAAGCCAAGGCGAGTTCTATCGGCAGGGCTAAAGCCTAGCAAGCTAAGTCCGGTCACAATAGCCTTCTCAACCTCGTTGGCTTGTCTGTACCAGGTCGGGTCAGTTGGGTCAGCCTTTATCTGTTCCTTGATTAGCTCGCGCCGGTCTAGCTGCTCACAGACAAGCTGGACAAGTTGGGTGTCGGTCTTAATGCTGATCCAAAGCTCACCGGCTCCAAAGATTGAATCCCAGAATCGCTTGCCTACCTCGCCAAGTTCGACAGGTGGCTCGATGTAGCCGTACTCAAGTGGGGCTAGGGCATCGTTAGTTCTTATGGCTCTTTTGCCAGGATTACCGATTAGCATTTTTAGCTCGGCTGGCTTAGGTGGGTTGGGCATACAACCAGCATACCTTCAAGGGTTTTGAACTGCGGACACGCACACAAGGA